CGAACCCGATTTCCCGCTCCAGGTTTTTTGGCTCTTTCAAGCAATTGAAAGATTCGCGGGAATAGCTCAGTTGGTAGAGCGATACCTTGCCAAGGTATAGGTCGTCGGTTCGAACCCGATTTCCCGCTCCAGTTTCAGGTGGCCGTCACAAGCTTCCAGGTCAGGCGCGATAGCAAAGCGGTTATGCAACGGATTGCAAATCCGTCTAGTCCGGTTCGACTCCGGATCGCGCCTCCAAAATGCGGGAATAGCTCAGTTGGTAGAGCGATACCTTGCCAAGGTATAGGTCGTCGGTTCGAACCCGATTTCCCGCTCCAATTTAAAAAGGGAAGCAACAGCTTCCCTTTTTTCATGCGTGTGCAGTCCGAAGCATGGCTGGAAGATCGGTTATGCTCGCGGGCTTGCAGCAGTGCCCCGGTGGTGAAATTGGTAGACACATCGGACTTAAAATCCGCCGCCTATTAAAACGGCGTGCCGGTTCGATTCCGGCCCGGGGCACCACGAACAATCAAGGCTGAAAAAGCCTGAACAGCACTCAAGCTCGCTTTCTCCTCTGAAAACGGGCTTTTTTCTTGCCCAAACTGTCCTCTCTGTTCGTACCGAACGGCACCTAAAAACGGCGTAAATTACCCAATCGTTACGCAGGTTTTACGCATCGCATTACGCACGATGCTCTTGGAGAGGGGAAGGGCAGTGGCCTACTACAGAAAGCTCAAGACTGGTTGGCGCGCAGAGGTTGTGCGTGAAGGTGTGCGCAAGTCCGCCGTGCGGCCTACCAAGGCAGAGGCACAGGCCTGGGCTGTGGCCGAAGAAGCCGCCATCCTGGCAGGTGCACGCGGTCAATACCCCAAGCGCACTCTGGAAGAAGCAATCGACAAGTACCGGCAAGAGGTGGTCGGCAAGAAACCTGCTGATCGACAGCGCGCGGATAACCTGCGTCTGGATGCTTTGGTGCGTGATTTTCCCTGGCTCACAGGCAAAACGTTCCATGAAATCAGCGGTGCCGACTTGGCCAAGTGGCGTGACACCCGCTTGAAAACGGTGCTTCCCAACACTGTGCTGCGTGAGGCACAGCTTTTCCGCCCTATCTGGACGATTGCTATCCGAGAGTGGAAGTGGGCCGGAGAGAGTCCGTGGAAGTCCATCAAGCTGCCGGCGAAGGGGTTTGCCCGTAAACGCACTAGCGCATGGACAGAGATCCGCTTGATGCTGCGTTCTGCAGGCGTGACGCGTGACACTGCACCACTGGCGCCTACACAAGAAACAGCATGGGCGATGTGGGTCTCCTTGCACACAGCCCTGCGCAGCGGTGAAATTCTGCGCATGAGCCGCAGCACTGTGGACTTGAAGCGAAAGATCTACACGCTGACCGAGCACAAGACCGCGGGGGTGGTTGGCGCTCGCAAGGTCCCGTTGACCACACGTAGCTTACGCCTGCTTCGCGTGCTGGATCAGGCAGCAGCAGCAGCCGGCCGTGACAACTATTTCACGATCAGCGATGACAGCAGGGACGTGCTTTATCGCAAGCTGCGTGATCGGGTCATGATCGATGGCCTTCACTTTCACGACCTGCGCGCAACGGCATTGACTTGGCTTGCTAAACGGGTGGACGTGATGACCTTGGCACGGATCAGTGGGCACAAGGACATCAACCTGCTTTTCAATACCTACTATCGAGAGACAGAAGAAGATATTGCTGCTCGCCTGTGATTAGGCAACTTTACGTTGCTGCAGAGCCAGTTCCTGATAATTCGCAGACACAAGTGCCTGCGACAGTGGCGGACAGACACTGTTGCCACACATGCGCACCTGGGCGGTCTTGGTGATGGGTTCTCCAGCAGCACCGGTGTCGATGACATAGCTGTCAGGAAAGCCTTGGGCGCGGTACAGCTCACGCGGGGTGAGCATCCGCAGCCCAATGTCTACGATGGCGTATGACTCACCTTTGACCATCACCAGCCCGAAGCGGTCCCGGGTAGGAATGGTGTGCAGCGGGTCTGGCAGGTCTTGGCCGTCCTTGTCGTTACCGTAGTACTTCACCAAGAAGGCGCGCACCTCTCCGTGATGGGTGCCTTGCGCGCTGATGGTGTGCACCGGCTCGTCGGTGACGGCCCCCACGTTGTCGCCACGCAGCTTGACCATGTGACTGGTGACAATGCCTGCCGCAGCGCCTTGGGCGGTAATGGTGTTGAGCGGATCTTCCACATCACGAATGCCGTGGCTCCAGCGCTTTCCACCTTCCTTGCCTTCGCCGTGGCCCATGTGGATCAGGTTGGCTGTCACAAGGCCCATGGTGTTGCCGGTGCTGGGCCGCTTGGGCGTGCCGCCTGCGGTGACCGTATGCACAGGCTCATCCATCGCAGTACCTGTGCTGCCAACACGGAACTTGGTCAGGTGTGCTGTCACCAAGCTGTGGTGGTCCACGGTGGTGACTGTGCCCGCAGGCTTGTCCAACTCATGCCCCACCACGCCGGTGTAGTGCTTAGCCAGAAAGGCTTGCACCAGAGCATGCTTTTGCCCAGCTACCACCGTGCCAAGCGGCTTATCCAGCCCCGGTACCCGTGGTGCTTGTCCTGGTCGCTCACCGTAGCCGGTTTGCACCAGTGTGGCAGCCACGCCCGGAACAATGAATGGCTGCTCGGCTTCAATCACATAGCGCATGATGCCCTTGGCAATGCGGCGGCACGTGGCATCAGCCAGCGGCTTGCTGCGTTCAAAGATGCTGGGGGCTGGGATGCTCCAATCGATACAGTCAGCCGCGGTGCGCCATGCCTTCATGCCTGCTGGTACCTTACCCTTGGCGTCTGGCTTGGCGTGCGTTGGCTTAGGCCACACGATAGGCAGCCCATCGCGGCGTGCCACCAGAAACAGGCGTTTTCGGATGGTTGGTGCACCAAAGTCGCAGGCGCGCAACTCCTTCCATTCGACCTTGTAGCCCAGATTGCGCAGCTGGGCCACCCAGCGCTGGAAGGTCTGGCCCTTGCGCTCAGGGCATGGGCGATTGTCTTTGCCCAAGGGCCCCCAAGTCTGGAATTCCTCGACGTTCTCTAGGCAGATCACACGTGGCTTTGCAAGCTTGGCCCACTTGATCACTACCCAAGCCAGACCGCGAATCTTCTTGCTCACGGGCTTGCCGCCCTTGGCTTTACTGAAGTGCTTGCAGTCGGGACTGGCCCATAACAAGCCCACAGTCTGGCCTTCGGTCACTGTCAGTGGATCCACTTCAAACACATCACTGCAGAAGTGGCGCGTCTGCGGGTGGTTCTTGGTGTGCAGGCTGATGGCTTCGGGGTCGTGGTTGACTGCGATGTCGACAGAGCGGCCAATGGCTTGCTCGATGCCGGTTGACGCACCCCCACCGCCTGCGAACAGGTCGACCACCAACTCGCTGTGCACTGGCAAAAGTAATTGAGGGGTAAGCATTAAATACCACCTTTCTGCATCCATGCCCGCACATCGCTGGTGCGCCAGTAGCGAATGCGTCGGCTGACGTTGATGTAGGGCTTGGGAAAGTCCACCCGCTTGGTGACGCGGCTGGTGACGTGCTGGCGTGTGCAGCCCAGCAGCGCGGCAATGCCTGCGGTGTCCAGGCGCGGCACGCTGCTGGCCATGGTGCTGTGGGTGGTGGTTGCGGGGAGGGTGGTGCAGTTCATTGTTTTTACTCCTAACTTCATAGCTTCAAGCGCTTGATCAGCAGGCGATCACGCACTCTTCATCCAGTTTTTCGCGGCGGGGCAGCGCTGGCTGTGCGGCCACCAGTTGCTGCAGCTGCTCTTGCAGCACGTCTTCTTGCCGGGCGTGCTCATGCACTTGCAGGCCCAGGCGCTGGGCGATCAGGTATTCCAGGCTGGCGCCCTTGGATTGCTGCCAGCCGGGCAGCAGGTAGATGGCGTGGCAGGTCATGAGCTGGCTGACGCCCATGCGCATGTAGGCGTTCCAGGCGCAGCTGGCATCCACGTGGGGTGGTGGGTTCTCGGCAGGGTTCTCTACGTGCCAGCCGCGGTTGCGCAGGCGCTCGGCTGCGTCGTTGAAGGCAGCGTGGTTGCTGTCTGGCAGCCCGGTCATGGGGCCGGCGATGTAGATGCGCTGGTGCGCGCATTCGTGCATCAGCCACATCTGCATGGTGCTGATGCAGCGGAATTCCTTGCCGCCAGCCAGAAAGCCGCCGAAGCGCTGGCACTCGTCCACCACCATGCGCTTGGCCATGCGCCAGCCGGTGAAGAAGCTCAGGAACAGCATGGCGGGCATCAGCACCGCGCGAAAAATCATCATGTACATGGCGGGCGCTCCGGGTCAGTGGGTGGGCTCTGTGATCTGGGCAGGCTGTTGCGTCAGGCGCTGCAGCACCTCCAGGGTGATGTGCAGCTCCTGCTCGCGGTTGGCCAGTGCGCGGCCGCGCACGTTCAGCCAGGCGTCGGGCGGCATCGTGGCCAGCTCGGCCGTCACCTGTGCGTGCTCAGCGGCCAGGCGCTGGATGACGGCGGGCAGCGTGGGTGCTTGGCATTCAGTTTTGATAGCTGTTGTCGCTTGCATATGCTTGGGTTTCACGGTTATTGCTATTGAATTCATTGCGTGGTTTGCGCTGACTGCTCTGTTTTCTGAATCAGTCTGGTGAACACCGCCTGCAATCCCTGCGTCAGTCGCCCCTGGCGGCGTCTGGCTGTGCCGTTGCGCTGGCGGTCGTAGCCGGCGCGGCAGGCTTTGCACCTGCACGACAGGCCGTCGCTGTTGCCGGGCTCACGGTGAAAAAACTCCGTGTCCGCTGGCCAGGCTTCGCCGCAGGCGTTGCAGACCTTGTCCGGGGTGGTGATGGCGGTGGTCATTGCGCGCAGGCCTTGCGGTGGATGGGCAGCACCACGGCCGCCGGTGCCAGCTCCAGCTGGGCCTGGGCTTCGGATTCCAGCGCTTTGGCCGCATCGCGTGCGGCTTTGGCCTGGGCGCGGCGGATCTCGGCAAAGCGCTTGGCCAGGTTGGTGCTGTTGGATGGCGTGTACTTGAAACCGTGCGCCGGATTGAGTGCGCTTCGGCTGGGTTCGGTGCGTTTTGCAGGCATCGGTCAGTCCTCCTGGGGGCTTCAGGTCAATAAAAAGGGGTGGGGGAGGGGCCGATGGAGCGCCATTCGGCGTCTGTTCGGCCAGGGAAACCGGGTATGCAGTCCTCGGCCTCGTGGCGGCCGCGGCCTAAAGCGGCCCTGCGCAGCTCGCCTGTCAGACGGGCTCTACAGTTATTGAAACCAGTCCAAGCGCGCGGCATGGCCGCGCGTGCCTCGCCGATGGCGAGAGAACGCCCCGCATCGCTATCGGTGCAGGCTTCGGGGTCGAATGTCTCGGTCTCGGCGGCCACTGGCGTCCACGCCATGCGGCGGCTCACCAGCCACTGGCCACGGCGGGTTTGCAGCCCCACCACGCGGCCCACGGTCAGGGCCTCGCCGTACTTGTTCACCTGGCCAGGGGCCACCGGGCGGTGCGCCATCTTCAGGTGCCACTGGCCACGGCCCAGGCAGTGCCCGCCCATGGCTTCCATGTACACGCGCCAGTTGGCCTGGGCGCTGCCTTGCTTGTGGCAGGCCACCCAGGCACGCTGCGTGGTTTGGTCGCCGTCACGGTGCAGGCCGTCGATCTGGTCCTGGCCCACGCGGCGCAGCTCACGCCACACGCACACGCTGGGCATGCCGATGGCCTGGAACTGGCGGATGCCCCAGCACGCGGCCCAGGCGTCCACGCGGCGGTGGCCTGGCATGTCGTTTTGCTCCACGTCCCACAGCTGCCCCTGCACCACGTCCAGGTGGTCGGCCAGGGCGGCATGGCCCACGCTCTTGGCGATGTACTTGGCCACATAGCCGGCAGCGCCGCCGCCCACCATGCGCTTGATGTTCACGCGGTTCTTTTCTGCTCCACGTTCCTCGCCGTCCTCGCTCAGCCACCAGGCGCGGATCGCCATCTCGATGTACTGGGCCTCCATCTCGGATTCGACCCACACCAGGGCGTGCCAGTGCGGCGTGGCGTCGTGGTGGGGCTCGGCCACGCG